AACCACCTCCACTAATAAATACTTTTGCTACTGTATAACCAGCGCCTTTATTAGTAATTGTAATTCCTGTTACAGCACCACCAGAAACTGTGGCTGTGGCTGTAGCATCAGTAGTACCATTACCTGTAATAATAACAGTAGGAGCTTGAGTATATCCAGTACCACCAGCTGTTATTTCAATTCTTTCAATACCACCTGCGACGGTTGCAGATGCTGAAGCTTTTTGGTTTAAGTACTGAGCGTAATCACCTTCTGATAAAGCATTTTCTGCTGCTGCATCATTCGCAAAAGAACCTACATCAATAGTTTTAACTGGCATATAAGATGTTGTTAGGAACTTTTCTGCATCGGCGACGGAAACCGTATACATGTACTTCCAAATATAATTATCTGATTCTGCAGTTGGAGCTGTTAATGTTTGAGTTGGCTCTTGAGTAGAAGCTGTTCCAGGAGAGTATATACATTTATATACTTTAAACTCTGAAGTAATTACATAAAACTTCTTATCAAAAATTGATGGATCATCTGAATCCCATGCAATATAAGAAGTTCCTGTTGTCCAACTATGTCTTGGTACAACATGAGATACATCGCCTGAGCTTAAAAGCTTCATTGCGAATAAATTTTCTCTTGCTTCTGTTAGAGCATCTAGATGATCGTATGGTGTAAATGGAGCAGAGTCCACTGTAGTACTGGATGCTAATGACCAATGGTCAGATTTACCAATACCTAAATAAACACTAGTACCACTAGCTGCGATATCCTCTTTAAAATTTTCTGCATTCAGAGTTCTGAATTTGGAAGTTACTATTGCCGTCATTTTTCTTTCCTATAATTAGTTCTTGTGAATGAATGAACCCACGTTATATTTATTTATATCATTTGTAGATGTACTTTGTAATTCTATACCACCAATAGTCTCAAATGTTTGATTTGAATCATATATATGGGTTCCATCTAAAAACTTTTTCTTTTGATTAAAATAGTTATTTTCAATTTTTGTTCTATAACCACTTGCAACAGAAGTTACACTATATCCACCCATAGTTTTATCTGTTGCTGGGGTGGATTGAGATATTGTCCAGTTTTGACCTGATGTTAAAACACCAATCCTTAAAGTTTTTGCAGATCCACTTGGAGCTGCATATAATGTTCTACCTCTTACTGAAGGATTTGATTGAACTGGATTATTTATTTTTGTAAATACTGGATCAACAGCTGTATGATTAAGCTCTATTTGTTTTTTAACTGGAGTTGTTTTAGCTCTAAATTCATTTTTATTTATTGAAGCTAAATAAACATCAGGAGGATTAATATAGCCAAAACCAACATTAGTAATAGACGCTCCGCTAATAGCCGATGGTGTAAGATGACCTTTGGCTGTTGCTCCTCCAGGGAGAGTTACTGTTGGAACATCGGTATATCCAGAACCTTTATGTAAAACTTCTATTCCTGTAACTGCTCCATTTGATACAGTTGCTAAAGCTCTAGGATAATCCCATTTAACTGTAATAGAAACATTATCAATATAAACAATACCATTGTTACCATCACCTTGGAAACCAACATAATCTTCATTGGTTGCCGGAGTAGAGAGAACGGTATATTCAAATTCATAATCAGCCCAATCAGTTGTTAGTGTCTTTTGTTGCCAATTAGAATTACCGGTTTGGCTCGTGGAGTATGCCATTTTAAAGAATGAAGCTCCATTACTTGAAGCTTTCTTAGCTCTTACTTTTACTTTAATTCTATTCCCAGGAAGACGTGACACAAACTCAGGAGCGCTTAATTTTAATCTAGTGACAGCACCACCAACTGTACCAGAAGCATCAGTATCTAAACCATTTGATTGAACCTTTAATGATTTAGATCCTGTATCAGCCTGTGTTGAGTCAATAGAAATTGTATGTGTAGCACTTTCTCCATGCCCTGGTACAACATTTCTCCAACTATCAAAATTTGAATTACTAACACTTGCGTTTTCAAAATCTTCAGTAAAGAATGGCTGAGCCGTAAAATGAGTTTCAGGCTGAGAGAATACTACATCAGGAACTGTAGTATATCCAGACCCAGGATGTGTTACTTCAATTCTATTTAAAGAAGTTGGTTCTAATGTATACTTACCTTCTGCTGTTATGTTTGTTTCTAATAAATTACCATCACTATCTTTTGATTGTGGTGGATCAAAAATAATTTGAGGTGGCGCACTATATTCTTTTGAAGTATCTGGTAAAACAGAAATAGATGCAATCTTAGAAATATTTGGATTTGCTGTTGTATTAGCAAAGGCCGAAGAATATCCAGCTCCAGCATTAGTAATACTTGTTGCTATAACACTACCATTTGAATCTATTGTAGTTGTAACAACAGCATTAGTAATAGTTTGACCTGAAATAGCTACACCATTAATAGCAATTGTTGGTGCTGATGTATATCCAAATCCTGCTTCAGCAATTGTGGCTTGTACAACTTTACCATAGTTTGCATCCGTTGAAGTTTGTTCTACAGTTAAAGATATTCTAGCTGATTTATGAATTTTAATTTCAGTTGATGGTAAAAACATTGCAGCAAATGCTTCTACTAATAATGGAATATCTTCAATACCGATAACGCCTGGCTGAAGATCTGGCATAGAAGATAATGTTAATCTATTTGTTCTACCATAACCAAAGAAACTTTCTCCATTTGGCAATCCATGTTTTGGCCCACCAATATGCTCAAGCTCTCTTAGTAATTTAACGTCATCTCCAAGTTCATCTCTTGTAGCAAATATTTGTAGTAAAATTTCAGCAAAGTATTTAAATCCAGCTGGATGTACAAGTCTACTAAATACATCTTTCCATGTTGAAAGGTTTTGACCAGTTCTAATTAAATAAGAAAACTTTTGGTATCTTAATGAATCTTGAATTTTAATATTATCTGATAAGAAACCTTTGTTATCTAGATAAATACCACCCTTTGGTAAATTAGGATTTACCTCCCAATTACCAGATGATGGAATAAGAGTTTCATTCCATGGATATTCTACTTCTACCTCATCATCAAATAATAATCTAAAAAATATTTCAATAGAATCTGATGAACCTCTTACTTTATAATATTCAACTATCTTTTTATAAAGGTTCTTTTTATTTGGTGTTTGTAGATTACGTGGAATAACTGCAGCAATTTCTTTTTGAATTAACTCTAAATATAAATCACTAGTCTGATCAATATCCATTGCTTCTTCAATTGTGTTAAGAGAATAAGAAGCGCCAGGACCAGCCCAGTATTTAACTGGAGTTTGTATTTTAGCAATTTGAGTATTATATGCCGCCAATCCAGAAATTGTAAGAGTCTTACCGATATCTGAAGTTGATTTAGCTAAAGACCCTGGAAGATTATTACCATTTGTAATATTAAAATTAAACGCAGTACTAGTTAAGGTTGTAACATTACCATTTACATCAGTTACTGTTAAGGTCGTATTAGCGCCATCATCATCCGTAAAGAAATGATCATTTGCATTTTGTGGATCGTTAACTCTAAAAACAGCTTTATCATCTAATATAACATCTTCGTATTCTTCACTTTCTGAATAAATAAACTCATCTAAATTCATATAGGCATAATAAGCTTCTAATAAAACTTGTATACCTGCTGAATTTTCTAATACATTTTCTGGTATTAATTCATCGGTTCTTAAATCTTCTTTTGTCTTTCTTTTTGAAGATGCAACAGATTCAATATACCCTGGCGAAGATATATCAGATGTAAATAATGTATTATTCGAATCGTAAGTTCCTGGCATATTATCTCAACCTTGATGTTGTTGAATAATCAATTATCCCTGAAGAACCTGATAACGAAATAGTATCAACTGAAGGAGTAATAGTAACTCTCAATGGATCAATAGCAACTAATTGATCTCTCTTTGGAGCTATATCTAAAGAGTTTGGTGTTACCGTAAGTCTAATTGTATCAGCTGAGTTATTGTCTGGTATAAACTTATTCAATGAAATTGTACCTTTTTCAACATTAATAATACCACAATCATTAATAACTGTAATATTTTCTTCTCCAACTTTTTTATATGCAATGATTTTTCTATTTGTAGAATCAACAATTGGAATATCTCCGAAGAAACATGTCTCACCATTAATTAAAAATTCAGTTGAAGTTAAAATGAAATCAGCTGAAGATCCTGATTGATAAAATGGAGCAGCAAAACTTAATTCAAAATTATTATCTTTATTTGCGCTTTGTTTATTTGGAGTAATTGTTTTAAACATATATGGTCTTATTGTAGAGTTTTGAATTGCGGGATCAGCAGAATCAATAGCTCTTAATAATTGAGAATGTCTAAATACACCATCAAATTTATTTAGCTCATTAAAGTTATAATCTGAAATAGTATCTCTTACAACAGCCTGTAATTCAACAGCTGTTCTATCTGTAAGGTTTGGATTATATTTAAAGAAGCAATCTATTTCTAAGTAAGTAAAGTTTGGATCTACAATATATGGAGTAATAGATACTACACTCTTACCTTTGAGAATAGTATTCATAATTTCATTTTTCTCAGACTCAGTTAAAGTCTCATTTACAATTGGTTTAATTGAAATATAAACAGCGCCATAATCAGGTGGATCATTATCTTCACCACCCCACGTAGAAATAGAATTAATATTTGTAAACTCTTTCTTAATAATAGCTCTATAATCATCTGAAGTTACAGCTCTGTTTTGAGATGTAAATGATAATGGAGCATTAAATCTTATTGACTCAGTTGTTTCTTTTTCTGTACCACCGCTTGCTTTTAATAAAGTTTCTATTGCGATATTAGAGAATCCACCAATATTATCTACCTTTGTAAATGCGTTAGCACCATTTGATTCATTTCCTTTTGTGAAAACATAATCCAATGTTACAATATTATTGTTTTGCGGTTTCTTACCAGTTACGCCATCACCGAAGTAAACTTCAAAATATTCATTTGAATTTTCTTGTAGATAATATACTCTACTAGAAGAATCTACATTAAGTAAAGAATCAAACTGAGTATAGTTATCAAATGATGATGAAAGCTCATTGGCTTGAATTAATACTTTTAATGTTGAAGTATCAGCATCATCATCAGATACTTGGAACTTTTGACTTTCAATATCGTTATCAACTCTGTATTTTAAAGTTTTTCTTGTACCCTCTACAATTACAACGTTTTCAAATACGAATTGATTTGTGTTTGAATTAATAACAGCTGATTGTTCTTCTAAAACAACATATCTATATTCTATACCAGATACTTGAGTTTTAAATTTAGTACCACGTGGCAAACTTAATACAGTTGGAATAGTACCATTTTCATTTGAAACATCTACGGTAATTTTAATTGTGGCTCTTGGCGCTAATACTGAACGAGGAGTATATCCAAGAAGTTTAGCCCTAGTAACAACATTACCACGAATTTGAGCAGAATCAAGAAAAGCTTCGTTCAATGCAAAGTGTGCGGCCATAGCATTATAATGAGTATTATATGCCAATACATCTAAGAGTGTTGATAACCCAGAACCCTCAAAGTCATAGTCATTAAATTGCGACTGTGTCTTTAAATAGTTTTTTAGATTCTTTTTAATTTGATCAAAATCTAATTCTGTTACATTTAAGTTTGTTGCCATAGGTTTACCTTATACGCCTTAATACGATATTTACTGAATCTAATTTATCGTATTGTTTGATTCTAAATTTTATTGTAATGTCGTATGCATTATCATCAGCCTTATCTTTAATATCAATAAAAACAATATCAACTCTTGGTTCGTAATCTGTAATTACATCAGTAATATTATCTCTTAAAGCCATAATAGTAATTGCATCTGCTGGCTCAAATAATAATCCTCTTAGATTA